GGTCGGGCGATCGGGCGATCGGGCGGTCGGGCGGTCGGGCGATCGGGCGATCGGGCGGTCAGGCCTTTTCAAAAAAAATTTTTTCGCTCACTCCGTTCGCTCACCACTACGAAACATGACAGCTGCTGCGGCTGTAACACCGATGCACCGGTCAAGTGATCCAACGTTGCGGCTGTGATACCGATGCACCGATCAGATGATCCAACGTTGCGGCTGTGATACCGATGCACCGGTCAGATGATCCAACGTTGCGGCTGTGATACCGATGCACCGATCAGGTGATCCAACGTTTCTCTTTCACTAAAAAAATTTTTCGCTCACTTCGTTCGCTCATTGCTACGAAACATGGCGACCGATACGGCTGACCGATGCCACGGTGATACTGTGGTACGGCGGGACGGCGTATGGGGGTGGCGGCAGGTCCGGCCCCCCAAGGGGCAAAGATTTCCGACTCCAGAACAAGAATGGACCGAAACTAAAATTTTTCCCGCGCCTCACTTGACCCGCCCCCCATTTTTTTGTGGGAATAGTTTTTAGGGTGTGCTAAGAAAACAGAATGTTCAGATGTTCAGCTAAAACTTGTGACAACTTGTCCGAAACGAAGGGCTACTGCCCCGCGTGCAAAGCCGCATACCGAAAAGCTTGGGCCGCTGCCCATCCCGGCTACCACTCTGAGAAACGCCGCCAATGGGCGCTCGACAATCCAGAGCGACAGCAGGAGATTGAGGCAAACAAATACGCCCGTCGCAAAGCACGAGAAGGCTGGGGCGACCAAGTGATCCTGACGGAAGACGAACGCAAAGAGCGTCGTCGCCAACGCTGGCATGACATGGACCCAGAGAAGCGACAGGCGCGGTCAATGACGCGACGGGCCATCGCCAGAGGGCGGCTGGTTCGTGGCCCCTGTATTGTTTGCGGGAACGCCGACACGGAAGCGCACCACCCGGACTATTCAAAACCGCTGGACGTGCAATGGTTGTGCAAGGAACACCATCTGGCGGAGCACGGAAAGACGCTCCGCACATTTGGCTTGTTCGATTAGGAGATCGTCATGCGCCCTCACCTTGAATTGCTCCGCCATCTCGATGTCCGGCCGCTGGTCGCCCAGCTCGAAGCGAACCCCGGACTGTGGAACCGGATCGCCATCCGCCAAAGCTATCCGGGCTCTGCGCACGCGCAGACGAAGTGCATCTTCATCCGTGGTCCGCTGGGCTTCACGCCGCAGCTGTACTTCAACGATCTGGGTAGCGTGGATTACCAGTTCGAACAGGTCACGCTGCACACCGCCATGCCGCTGGTTGAATACGTGTGCGCCATGCTGGGCGTGACGGAGCTGGGCAGGGTGTTGATCGTGAAGCTGGAAGCGGGCGGCGCCGTCACGCCGCATATCGACGAAGGCCTTTACGCCGACCACTTCTCGCGGCTGCATATCGTGCTGACCACGAACGAGATGTGCCTGAACATCACGGGCGGGCGCCCCGCGCACTGGAAGACCGGCAGCGTCTGGTGGTTCAACCACAAGCTTGAACACTCCGCCCACAACCATGAATACACCGACCGCATCCACATGATCGTCGATGTTGTGATGCCTGATCCACAAGACAGCTTGTCACCGCAGATTTGATCTGATACGATCACATCAACTTGAGGGTTTTGAATGGACAAGCAGTTTGAAAGTTTCTTAAACGACCTTGCTGGGGAGTTGAAGAAAGCGGCAGAGTGCCCGGTGTGGGAAATCCCCATGAACCATCGCACCAAAGACAGCATTTCGGCGTTTAGAGCCAGCGTTGGGATGTTGTCCGCGATTGTGGTGGAGCTGGTGAAGAAGCACCGGGCGCCTGCCGATCAAACTGAAGAGAATGCCGATGTGGCCGTTGAGCAACCTGTGGTCGAAGCTGACGTGTTTGCTGTTGCCACTGAGCCCACCTCCGCCGCCGATCCCACGCCTATTGCCTCAGACGCTGAAAGGCTGTTCGATAGCGACGCCGACAAGCCCCGTCGTCGCAGAAGCCCCGGAGCGTAACATGCCCCTCAAGAAAACCTCGTCTGAGAAAGACGTCAGCAAGAACATCAGCAAGTTGGTGAAGGAAGGGCGGCCACAGAAGCAGGCCGTCGCCATCGCCAAAGAAACGCAACGCACGGCCAAGAAAAAGGGGAAGTGACCATGGCGAAGATGCCCAAAGAGCTTGGCGCCGCCAAGACACCGGTGAAAGCTTTTTCAAAGCTTGGCGCCGCTCCTACGGCCAAGACGGCGGCTACGGCAGTCACGCCCAAAGCGGTTGAGATGAAGCCCGCAAAGTCTGCCGCCAGTCGAATCGCCAATCTTGGCGCCTTCGCCCATCCGGCGAAAGGGAAAAAGAAGAGCTGATGCCCCGCATTTACAAGAAGAAAGAGGACGCCAAGCGGGAGAAGGTGACTGTTCCCGTGTCGTCTACCTTTTTGGAGCGGTTGAAGAATTACGCCGTGACGGTGCAGGTGTCTCACACCGAAGCCGCACGGCGTTTCATTGAGCTGGGACTGGACCGGGAGACGACCAATGGACATTCAGAAAACCATCGACCGCTGTGACCGCGTGGTCCAGATGTGGGCGGAGCGCGCAGCGACTATCGAGATGGTGGAAGATTTCGCCCGTGCGTTGGGGCTCCAGCTGGAGTTCAAACTGGCGCCGCTCGTGAGCGTCTTTGAGATCAAGACCGAAGAACCTTCGACTGACGAGACGCCCGACGAGGCGCCGCAGTACAAACTGTTCAACGAGCTTTCCGCTGAAGACAAATACGCCATGAAGAGCTGGCGCAGCAACAACGGGTTGTGACAATGACAGAAAAAAAAGTTTTTGTGTCTCACGAAGGCCTGTGTGGGTTCTGCAACAAAACTCGCCTTATTATAGGTATGGTTGGGGTCGAGGAAGAAATCGACTGGACTGAAGATAAGCCGATTTGTGAAGCCTGCGTTCTCGAAATGATAGCTCAGTCCAAAACAACCAACTGACGGAAAACTGGCGTGGCTATCAAAGCATCCAAGTGGCTGAAACTGTTTCAGGACTTCATCGGCGATATTCGCATATCGTCGAAGGAGTCCACGTCGCAGGACGAGCGCGGCGCGAAGCTTGAGCTATGGGAAAGCCAGCGCCGCTTCATTCAGGAAGTTGGTTCTGGGCTGGATCAGGACATCCATAAGTTCTATTGCTTGAAGTCGCGCCAGTTGGGCGTGACCACTGTCTCGCTGGCGATTGACGTGTTCTGGATGGCGCTTCATCCAAACATCATTGGTTGTCTGGTGACGGACACGGAGAAGAACCGTGAAGCGAACCGGATGTTGTTGGAGAAATACGTCGAGTCGTTTCCCGATGGATATTTCGGCGACACGTTCAAGATCGTTCGTTCTAACCGGCAGATGCTTCAGTTCTCCAACGGGGCACGTCTCGACTTGCTGGTCGCAGGCACCAAAGACAAAGGCACGTCATGGGGCGAAGGCGTCGGATACGCCTTCGGACACTTGACGGAGGTTGCGGCTTACGGCTCTGCGGAAGGTTTGAAGTCGCTGGAAGAAGGGTTTGCGCAAACGAACCCGAACCGGTTGTTCATTTATGAGAGCACGGCCAAGGGCTTCAACCACTGGCGCACCCGCTATGTGGACGGCATCAACGACCCGCTGACGGCGCGCTCGTTTTTTGTTGGTTGGTGGGCTGGCGACACAAACAAGATACCGCGCAAAGACCCCCGCTTCCTTCAGCACGGCTTGCACCCGCCGGACTTCGACGAGAAGGAAGTGATTGAACAGGTGCGTGAGCTGTACGGCCACAAGGTTACGGCGGAACAGCTGGCGTGGATCAGGTGGAAGACAGAGAGCGCAGGCGCCGAACAGGCGCTGCTGGATCAGAACCAGCCGTGGACCGCAGAGCAAGCCTTCGTCCAGACCGGCTATTCGTTCTTCCAGACGCGGGTGATCACCGCTGACATGAAGAAGCTTGAGGAAGAAAACATCCGGTACAAGGCGTATCGGTATGAGGTCGATGGCGACTTCTTCAATTTCAAAATGATCGAACTGAAACCGGGCGTTGATTCGCCCGACGACATCGAGCTGAAGGTCTGGGAAGAGCCGATTGACGGTGGCAAATACGTCATTGGCATGGACCCCGCCTATGGCCGAAATGACCACAAGGATCACCACGTCATCTCCGTGTGGCGGTGCTTTGCCGACAAGGTGGTGCAGGTCGCGGAGTATTGCACCGCCGACGTGGAAGCCAAGCACGCCGCATGGGTGCTGTTTCACCTGTCGTCCGCCTATGTGGACTGCTTGGTGAACCCGGAGGTCGGCGGCCCCGGCGCGCTGGTGCTGGGAGAGTTCGATCACTTGCGGCAGCTGCTGTCGTTGGAGAGCAACGCCAAGAAGGTGGAAGCGCGGGGCTGGCAGGACGCCGGCGCCCACGCGCGCATGTACCTCTACAAGCGCCCCGATTCGATGGGCGCCGGTTACGTGATCGGCTTCGCCACCACATGGTCTACGCAGTCGGTGCTGATGCACCAATTGCGCGGCTGCTACGTGTCGCGGGAATTGGAGATCAAGTCTCGGTCGCTGCTGAACGAGATGTCGTTGATCGTCGTCGAGGACGGGCACATTGGGGCGCCAGAGTCGCGGGACGAGAACTGCAAGGATGATCGCGTCTTCGCCATGGCCTTTGCGGTCAGGGCGTGGAAGGATTGGACGCAACGTGAGATGATGGGGCAGGGCATGACCTATGAGGCCGTCACTTCGGCCCAAAAAGGTGAAAAGCCCAGCGCCTCGACCACGGTAAACCGTATTGTTTTCAACTACTTGAGAACGATGCAAGATCAGGCGGAAAACGAAGTTGAGCCTGAAACATGGCAATCGGAGTATGGGCTATGAGAAGATCAGACGTTCAGTTTAAGGCGAAGGTAGAAGACGCACTGTTTTCTGAAGCGCCAATCATCGAGGCGACGGTTGTTGACGCCGACGGTATCCCTGAAGGTTGGGAGCCATTGCCAGAAGTTAGCCCCGATTACCCGTATGACGGCCAGCCGGTGTGGGTGACAGAGGATGGCGTCACCGCGCACCCGGCAACATGGCGCACCACGCGGGCCTATGATGCCATCAACGTGAAGTGGGTCCACGAGTCCTATTGGGCGCGGCGTAACTCTGGCGGCCAACGGATCGAGATAACCCCCATCGCCTTCAAGAAGCTGGAAGATTGAAATGACGCTCACGCTGGGGATCGACATGGATAAGTCGGATAGCTTTTTGGAGCCCACCAAGTACAAGATCAGGTATCAGTGCGAGCTGTGCGGCCATGAGTACAGCCGCACCTACAAGGCCGTGCCGATCAAAGACCCGCCTTGCCCCAGCAAGGCGTGTCTCGCCAAGCAGGAGCTGGCGTCGCTGAAGAAGCAGGTCGAGAACCTTCAGCGCATGGTGCAGGAAGGCCACGCGCCCGGTTTGATCGGCGACAAGGTTGTCGTCAAGGCGGTGGACGAAACGGCCCGGATCGTCATGGAAGATTACAAGATGACGGACCTGAAAGACGGTATTCGTCACGGCGAAGCTGTAGCGCCAAAATTGCCCGGCCAGCAACAGACATTGGCGGACAACTATTTTGGCGGCGGCGCCATGCAAGCGGCAGGGATCAACAAGAAGCAGGCGGACCTTTTAGGTCGTCGCGCTATTTCTGGGGCTTTCCGCAGCGCCGCTTTGAACCCCAGTTCTATCCAACTTCCAGATGTTCGAAATGGGCAATCCGCATTACGAATGATGCGGACAGAACCGACGGGTAAAAAATGAGGGGGCTTTGGCCCCCTTTACTTTTTCTTGTGTGTTTGAGCTTTGAGTTCTTGTTCTTTTTCTGCCGCCTCGGCACGGGCGATCTCGCGCCGCATGATGTTGGCGCGCAGATCGTCGGGATCGCTGACATCCACATGATCGACCAACTGCGCCGGGGACATGGCCCCAATGCGCTGGAGGCTGAAAGCCAGCTCCTTGGCGTCTTGCGAGAAAGCGGGCGAGGAAGAGTGCGAGTCCACGGTCAATGACACATCGTCCGGCAGATCGGCAAAGGTGAACGTCACCGGCACCAAACCCTTGGCGGGCGGGATCAGCAGCTTCTCTTCGCCCGGCGTTGAACTGTCTTCGTACCCGGCGGATTCCTTGGGCACCCAAGCAATCATCTTCTGGTCGATGTGGGCGCGGGCGAGATCAAGCATCAACGCGCCAAACTTCTCGACGTCGCGCTCAACCAACAAGGCGCGGTCTTTGAAGCGCGGCGAGAACATGCGGATCAGCGTGTCGGCGTGCGCACCGGAGCGCACACCCTGTTCGCCTTGGCCTTTGGCAATAGGCGGCAAGCCCATCATTTCATCGAACATGCGCTCATATTCATGCAACGACGCCCAAAGAGCTTCGGGGATTTGCACGTTGTCGCGTTCAATCTTGGCGTTGGGGTTGGAGTCGGTCCAATACCCGCCCGGCTTGTTGAACCGTGACAAAGCCTGCTGGTTGACACCGGTGGAACCCACGAACTTGGTGGCGGGCTCTTCTTGTTTGCGCAACATCTTGTTGATGCCGGTGATGCGCGAATTGATCGCTTCCTGAAGCAAGATCAGGCGGGTGATTTCTGAGACGCCCCAGAAATATTCCGGCACCGGATTGGCGCAGAACATGCTGAACGGATGGTTGCCCTTGAGTGTGGGGTCCGTTTGCCGCATCTGCGTGTTGTAAGAGAAGGCGCTTGTGATCTGGTATTTTCCACCAAGCAAGATATTGTCGCCGATGATTTGGAATGTAGCCCAGTCGCCGCGCTTGTCATCCCACACCCACAGCTCGTCCATCTCCAGCATGGAAGATTCAACCGTTGGATCAATGTTGGCTTTGGGTTGCGCCATCCAATCCACAATGCCTCGGCTTTGATTTGGTAAGCCAGAACCACCAGCTTGAAAAGGGTAGAGGCCACCGGTGACGATGTTCATTGCCGACCCCGACGCGTCCCGCATTCCGCCGCTCAAACCTTGCATGTGCGACTTGGCACGTTCTTTCAAATCGGCCTCGTCGGGGCGACCTTTGATCAAGTTGCGGAACTGCGCGGGCGTGATCAACATGCGATGCGTAAACGCCTCCATGTCAGAATCAAGTTTGCAGTGGTTCTCGTGCAGCACGCCAAAGTTTTCCGGCTGGACCAGCTGGTTCGAAAACTCTTTGTTGACGACGCCGCTTTTGATGAGCCCCAGACCCTTGCGCAACGAGATACCAACCGCTTGCGAAATCAAATTGTCGGCGTCGGTCTGGCGGCAATATTTACGAATGCGAGACGCTGCGACGCGACCCTTCGACTCGTTGACAATATTAGGCAGATCGGGATCGGTGATAGCGAAGCGCAACGACACCGGAGAAAACAACAGCGACTCAAGGTCATCGAGCGCCGCGTGGGTCTTGTTAAACATCGCAGGCGCCGACGCATCCGCTGATCCAGCGGTCGCGTAGGACTCAAAAAAGGTGCCGCGATTTTGCCGCGATGGGCGAGACGACATACAAATATTAGCTAGATTTCGGGCGAAACCTTCAAGATCGCGTGTTGGTATGTGCATGTCATCCCATCCTATCGTATTGATAAAGCACAACTTTACTTGTTTGTGCCTTGACACGACTTCTATAGCCACCGTAAGCTGTATTTGTTGGGATGGTAAGCTCTCTCAACGTCCCCAGCAATAGGAGTTTAACATGAACGCTCTTCCTTTCGAAATCTCCATCGACAAGCGTGGCCGCAAGATGCACCGCAAGGGTCGCAAGTGAGCTTAGGCTCATGAAGAGCGGAGGCCGCAAGGCCTCCGTTTTTTACCATTCTACGGAGAAATAACATGGCTACTCGTTCTAAGCGTCGCACCTGCCGCTAAACTGCTCTAATCCAGAGAGTGTAGATTATGGCTTTACCTCCTATGCCAATGCCCGGTGGTCCCGGTGGACCTGCTGGTCCCGGTCTTCCCGGCGCTATGCCCCCGATGGGCGGCGCAGGTCCGGCGACGATGCCCGGTCCTATGGCAGGTTCTGCCCAACAAGGAATGTCGGCCTTGAAGGTCGGCCTTGAGTCGCTTCAGAAGGCGCTCCCCCAGTTGCCTATGGGTTCAGCCCTCCACCAGTCGGTGTTGAAGGCTGTGGCCGACATTGGCAAGCACATGGAAAAAGAAGGCGGCGGAGGCGGCGACCAGATGGGCGCAATCCAGCAGCTGATGGAATTGGCGCGCAACGCCAAAACCCAGCCAAACATGGCTGGCATGATGCCGGGCGGCGCAGGCGCCCCACCCCCACCAACACCGCCGATGGGCGCATAGGAGAAGATCATGGCACAGGGCAAAGTTCCTACCGCTTACGTCAATGACGTCAAGGAAGACAACGCGATCATGCACTACGTCGATTTCCCGGTTATGGGCATTGGCGCGCGCAAGTCCGGTCTTCCCGACAGCACCAATCACATCAAGAGCCTTGAGCACGTTGGCGAAGATGCTTCGCGCGGCAATGGCAAGAATGGTTCTACCGCTCCCAAGGGTCGGAAGTAAGCCATGACCATGACCCCGGAACAGATTGCCCTGCATCGCTCCAAAGAGCTGATCGACGCTCTGTGGAATGACGGTGAAGTCGGCCAGAAAATTCAGCAGGCCGCCAAGGCCAAGTGGAACGATATTAAGACGACCGACGACGTGATGTCGCCGATCATCGAACCCCACATGAATAAACTCCGGGCAATGGAAGCAAAATACGAGAAGCTTCTTGAAGAGCGGATGGAAGAGAAGCGCGCCACTGAAGACGAGCGCGTTAAGGTCAAGCTCGAAGAGCAGCTCGAAAAGGCTCGGCGCGATTACAATCTGACTGAAGAAGGCTTCAATCAGATGATCGACCGCATGAAGTCCACGGGCAACTATTCGGACGCAGAAGCCGCTGCGGCGTATGTCGCCAGCAAGGCTCCGCCAGCAAAGGTTGCCGGTCCCACTTGGGCTCCGCAAGACCTCGATCTTTTCGGGTCCAAGAACCGCAACGATGCACTCGTCGAACTTCATCGTGACCCCATGGGTTACATGGACTCACAGCTCTCCGAATTTGTATCCGACCCGGACAAGTATGTGCGGGACACGTTCGGGCGCGCAGCGTAACTAAAGGACGTCACCCATGGCTCTACCTACCTCACCAGTAGCCACGCTGACCGGAAGTGGTATTACCCCTTCGGGCGCGCTTGGCGCACAGCTCGCCGCACTCACGCGCCGCGCTTTCTTGCCTTCCGTTTACGTGCAGATTTATCAGTCGCATCCCCTTCTCAGCCTGTTCATGTCGAACGCCAAGGCTGCGCGAGGCGGTGTTAGCCAGATCACGGTTCCGGTTCAGGGGTCGTCTTTCGTCTCCTTCAACTGGGGCTCGTTCGCTGGCGACTTCCCAATGCCCACCGATCAGGCCGCGATCCAGAACGCTCAGTTCTCGCTCAAGCTCGGCATGGTTCCGGTTGGCTTCTTCGGCATGGAAGCGATCATCCAGTCGTCGGAAGTGGTCATTCCCAAGCTCCGCGCAGTAATGTCGGATGCGGCGGTTGTGATCAAGCAGGCCTACGCGCAGGCGCTGTATTCCAACAACTACGCCAACACGCAGGTGTGGGACTCTCTGACGCAGGCTTACGACGACGGCACGAACGTCCCGTCCTACGGCGGCATCTCGCGCACCCCCGGCTCGTTCTGGTCCGGCCAGCTGATCACGAACACGGGCGCTGCGGCGACCACTCGCGTCGGCATGGCCCAGCTGCTTACCCGCATTCAGTCGGGCGCTGGCGGTGAGGCTCCTGACTACGCCGTGATGAACCCCGCCAACTGGGCGGAACTCATGTCCGACTTCATGTCGCTTGAGATGTTCACCACCAAGCCCCGCTCGATCTACGAGAAGGATGACGCCGTGAACGCGGGCTTCCGCGCCATTCGTGTCCTCGATACGCCGATCTTCCCCGATCCCTTCTGCCCGCTCGGCACTTGCATCGTGGTGAACTCGCGCTACACGGGCCTCTATATGTCGGAATACGCTCCCATGACCTTCTCTGGCTTCGAAAGCCAGATTCCGGTCGGGCAGATTTCGGACATCGGCGTTTTGATCTCGGCTGCGGACCTCGTTTGCGCGAAGCCCTCTTCCGGCGCTCAGATCACCGGCATCACCGGCGCCGCATGGCCCAACGTACCGGGCACGTATCCCGCAGTCTTGTAATAGGAGCTTCCTATGGGTCTTTTTTCTGGTTCAGGCGTACTTCCTTCTCTGAAGGGCGTTGCCACTAACGTCGTCACCTTGCAGTCCGGTCAGTGCCAGACCATCAGCCCCGCAGGCTGGTACATGGTCAGCACAGGCCTTTACACCGTCGTGCAGCAGTATGATCCGATCACCGGTATCTGGCGCAACATCGGTAACGGCGACCATGAAGGTGGTGTCAAGTACATCTATTCCGATGGCGTCAACTATCGCCTCGCCAACCAGACCGGTGCGGTTGTTGGCGCTCTGCTGACCAACGGCGGTTCGGGTTACACCTCGGCCCCCACGGTCACGGCTTCGGCGGGCAGCTCCATCTGGCGCGCGATTGTTGGTGGTGCGGTCTCCACGACCGTCACCGTGACCAACGGCGGCACCAACTACACCTACCCCCCGGAAGTGCAGTTCGCTGCGCCCCCGGCTGGCGGTGTGCAGGCCACTGGTTACTGCACTCTGAGCGGCAGCGCGGTGTCTTCAGTGACCGTGACCAATCAGGGCGCTGGCTACGCTTCTGCCCCGACCGTTGTATTCCTCAACGATCCTCGCGAAGGCGTGAACGGCGTGACGCAGGGCTACAACGCTGCGGCCACCGCCACCCTAACCGGTGCGGGCACGGTCACTGCGGTTCTCTGCGTGGATCACGGTCAGGGCGGTCAGACTGCGGTCCCCACTCTGTCTTTCGGCGGCGGCGGCGGCGCCAGTGCGGCGGCTACGGCCATCATGTGCTGGTCGATCACCGCTTACGCGGCGGGTACGGCAGGTGTCGGTTTGGCGGGTTCGGTTGCGCAGATTTCTGCGGAAGACGCTTTCCCTACCACGGCCTCGGCGTACACCAATCCGTACACCCAGTCCACGCTGGTTCGCACACGCCCGGCCAACATTAAGGCTCCGATCTCCAGCGGCGGCATCACCGCCACCGGTCAGGTCATCATTGACGGCGGTGTCTACACCTCGTCTCCGACCCCGCTCGTCATCGCGACCGCTTCGGTCGTGACGACGGCCCCGGTCGTGACCTTCACGATGGGCGGCCAGATCGACACGACCTACTTGACGCAGGTCTAATCGGTAGCATCGGATCAAAAACAGAAGCCCGTGCTTGCGGCAACGCGGGCGCGGGCTTTCACTTTTTGGACGGTACTCATGTCTCTCAGTCAGCTTCTCAACGACACCTCGGCGTTGCTGAACGATCAAAACTATACGTTCATCTCGCAGGCCCAGTTGACCCGTTGGGTCAACACAGCGCGCAGAAACGCAGCCAAACGCACCGGCTGCATCCGTCGCTTGATCTCCGGCCAGTCGGCGTTCGGTGCGTCAGCGGTTCCCGGTAACGCCATTCCGACAGCGGCGCAGCCCGGCGCGTTACCGTATGCGTTCCCTAACTCCAACACGCAGTACGGAAACCCCGGCAACAACGGTGACTTCAACACCGACTACAACAACGACTACAACGTCTTGCAATACAACAACAATTACCCGATCAACTACACGCCAAATGGTCCGTTTCCGTCGGCTTACGGCGCCGTGACCAATTCGTGCATGACGATCCCCGGCGTCGAGCGGTATCCCTATCAGGGCTTCTTCAACAACTTCTTGAAGGCCCAATACGAAGGCACCGCCTACATCTATGACGCCATCTCCTGCGCGGTAAATTGGGGTGGAACCACAAAGCCCACGCTAGATTGGCTCCCTTGGGACGATTTCCAAGCGTACTGTCGCGCCTACTCCGTCTTGAACATGTCTTACCCAGCGGTTTGGTCTGTTTACAATGACGGCCCCACCGGTGAAATTTGGATGTTTCCGGTTCCCTCGCAATATTGCGAGATCGACTTGGATGTTTCGGCGGCGCCCGCAGACCTTTACAGCGACAACGACTACGACGCCATACCCGGCGCGTTTCAAGAAGCCCTGAAGTACGGAGCGGCGGCGGTGGCGTTTGAAACAACAGGGCGCTACGCCCAAGCACAGGTAATGGAAGACCGGTTTGCCGAAAACCTCGGCATCGCGCGAGTGGCTGTTGATCGCGGCAAGACACCCTCGTATTATCGGTCCAGCATTTAACGGAGCGGGCCAATGGCGGGCGTTCACGATCAACTAGCGTCTACAGTTTCGCTTGCGCGCGTCTTGTTGAGCGGGCTCGACCGCTCGCAGGAATACACGCAAGTTCGGGTCGCTACGTTTGCGCTCATTCTTGAAACCCTGATTGAAAATGGTTCGTCGAACCAGAATGCGCGCGTGCAGGAATCAAGCGGCAAAGAAATCGGCACTTTGATGGCTTCGTTTGCTTCAGTAAAGGATCGCGGGTGAGATGGAACCGTTAGACAGCCCGCTAACTCCCCAATCTCTTGCTCCGCCGCTTGCCCCGGCTATGCTTGCCCCTGTTCCTACCCCTGCCCCGGAAATTACGTCGGCGCCGGCGCCCATGTCTGCGCAAGTGCCCGAAATACAATCGCCAGATAATTTTTTTGAGCGCAACAAGGCTTATGTTCTGCCGGGCAATCATACGTACAACACCGATCTCACACCAAAAGAAGAATTAACTTTTCGTGAATGGGTAAACCGCAACAAAATTCCGTTTGATGTCAACGCACAAACAACAGACTATGATATGCGCGGTTTTTGGAAAGCTTATTCATCCGGCGATCCGAGGGCAATGTCGCAGGTAGACCCAAACGACAAACAATTGCACTACAGCGATTATTGGAAAACCCCCTACCACGAAACATTTTCTGCTGAGAGCCAATGGGCAAACCCCAAAACGGCACCTACGTGGAACGAACAGGATCAACTCGTACTTCCTGACGGCACCATTTTGTTTGATGACCGAGCGGCAAACTCAGAACAATCGGATAAGGTGACAAATGGCAATTAACCCTGAAATCTCGGCCAAGGCGGGACAAGCTCTCGGCCTTCCGCCCGGCTTCAAAGTCCACAGCCCTTTCCCGTTCAAGGGAATGAATCTTCACGACGCGCCGCACGCGATTGAAGATCAAGAATTTACGTGGATTGAAAATTTTGTGCGCCTTGGCAACGGCAGTTTTCGCACGCTCTGGGACAAAGGACCAGCTTCGTACACGGCGCCTAGCGGAAAAACCATCGTCTATTTCTCGTTTTATACATTGGCGACAAGCTACTATTGCGCCATTTTTTTGTCGGATGGATCGGCTGTTCAACTCGACATGACGTCATTAGCAACAACGACCATTGGCCCCGCAGGAACTTTTTATGATCCTGTTAGTGGCTATCTACCGTATTGCAAACAATGGGGATCAATCTACCTGCTGATTTGCAATCGCAATACCGAAAACGATTATTGGGCGTGGGACGGAACGTTGCTTTACGGAGCGGGAACAGCGGCGCCGCAAAGCGTCAATGTCAATTCCACCGGATTTTCTTATTCCAGCACGCCAACAATTGCCGCCTATGGCGGTAGCGGCAGCGGGATGACTTTCAGCTCCGTGGTGAACAACGGCGGCATCGCGGAGATCAATATCACCAACCCCGGCACGGGCTATCAGCCGGGCGATGTGGTGCAGTTAGCGTTTTCTGGTGGCGGTTCAGATACGTCGGCGATCTTGGAGGCGGTGCTTTCCAGCGGCTCCGTCGGCGGCGTGTCCATCACAGCGGCAGGTTCTGGGTACACATCGGCGTCGGTTGCTTTCACCGGCGGTGGTGGAGGCTCCGGCGCCGCCGGTACAGTCATCATTAGCACCGGCAACGTGACCAGCACAACCAGTCTTGTGGGCGGCAGCGGTTATACGACTGCGCCGACTATTTCATTTACAGGTGGCGGTGGCGGTTTTGGCGCAACGGCGACGGCTACGGTGTCTGGTGGCGCCGTGGTTGGTATTACTATTGTTAACCAAGGGTCTGGTTATACCACAGCGCCAAACATTGTTTTTTCTGGCCCCGGCACAGGCGCATCCGCCACAGCCGTAATCATCGGGCAAGGCAAAATTGCAGGCGTCACTATCACCAACCCCGGCTCTGGTTACACCAGCGCCCCCACTGTTGCTATTTCTGGCACGGGCTCCGGTGCAACGGGGCAAGCTGTTTTAGCTCCTGTTGGTGTGGCGTCCGTCAATGTAATTAATGGCGGCAGCGGCTTTACCACAACACCACTTATTACGTTCAAAGGTGGTGGCGGTGCGGGGGCAACAGGTCTTGTCATTTTGAACCCGACGTCAATTTCCGCCATCAATGTGACCGCCGGAGGTTCGAATTATACGTCGGCACCAGACGTCACTTTTCTTGGCGGCGGCAATGGCGCAAATTTGCCGTCGGCGGTCGCCAATCTGGTTGGCTCTTCTGTTGGATCAATTACAATTACGGATGCTGGCTCCAACATAACAGAAGCCGTGCAAGTTGTTATCAAAGGCGGCGGCGGCGCGGGAGCAGGCGGAAACGTGTTGCTCGTTCCTACATCCATTGCATCGGTCGTTGTATCCTCAACAGGGCAATATTATACCAACGCCCCGGCAGTTGTAATCACCGCTGGCGCTAATAGCGCCGCCTATGCGACCGTATCGCTTATGCCCTATGGCGTGTCCGGTTCGGCCATGGAAACTTATCTGTCGCGCGTGTGGATTGTGGACCCGGCAGTGCAGCCCTATTCAACAACGCCACCCGGTAACTTGTGGTCGTTCAGTGCGCCCGGTTCCATTTTTGATTTTGCCACATCGGACGGCGGCGGAAACGCAGTTAACACCGACGCTTTTTTGCAAACAAGATACACAAATGTTCGGCAGTCCTCTGGCTATCTTTATTTCTTTGGCGATGGATCGGTGTCGGTCGTTTCCAACGTCACCACGTCTGGCACGCCAACGGTTACAAATTACAATTACCAGAACGTCGATCCGCAGGCGGGCGTCAAGTACCGCGATTCGCTTCAAGATTACGGAAAATCCATCGTCGGTTCTAACGAAATGGGTATTTATGCCGTATACGGCGCGTCGCTTGCTAACGTGTCAAACAAACTGACGCAGCTGTTCACCAATGCGGTTTACCCCGAATCAGGTGGCATTACGCCTTCGTCGGCGACTGCCACAATTTACAACATCAAGTATTACATAAACTATCTGACGGTCATCGACCCCGACACCAATGTCGCACGCAATGTTATGCTACTGTTCAATGAAAAAGAATGGACCATCGCCAGCCAGTCGGGAAATTTGACGTTTATTGGCACTCAAAAAATCGCCAGTGAATATCGGGCATGGGGCACAGACGGTTCTAGCCTGTACCCACTGTTCTCTACGCCATCGTCAACCTTGCCCAAGCGCCTTGACACAAAAGTTTACGGCGCGGACAAGATGTTTGTTCAAAAACAGGCGCTTGCAGTTTACATGCAAGCCACAGACAACAGTTCGACGTCTTCAGGAATTACGGGCAGCTTTTTGCTATCCGTGTCAGGGATCGCCTTACAAAACTTCTTTCAGCCCAGCTTGCAGAGTGGTACATATAACGTGTCGCTCGTTCAGCCGGACTTTCAGTCGCCGTCGCCCTATTATGGCTTCTGGGGATCGTCGCTCGAAGGCGTGGGTTTTGTAATGGCCGGTCTGCGTTTCTCGTCCACAAGCCCCGACTTCACGCTGGGGCATCTTCTCATGGGCTATTCCGACGTGGTAGCCTCGTACTGATAGGAGCCCCGCATGAAAAACCAACGCCTCCGCAAGCTGAACTTCGAAGAAATTATTCAAAAAGGCGAGAACCCCAAGGGTTTTACGGCCCAGACTCCCAACGGCACTGCGCATTGGGAAGGCACCGGCTGGAACAAGGATTTCTTTGCCGATTATGACCGCCCGCAGGTCGAGCCCGACGCTACCCGTCCCGCCGGACGTTCAAATCGTACAGGTGAGTAATGCTTGCGGCGCTGTTGAACGTGCCAAAGACGGAAGAACAGTGGCAGCAATTCTCCTACGATCATCGAAATAGCCACGACAAAATCCGCGCGGCAATTTTGAAAAAGTACGGCGTCAACCTGACCGATTATCTGATTGACCCGATCAATCCAGATAACGTCAAACAGTTCTTGCAGAACAATGCTGCACTGCACACCGACATGAACAGCATCTTGCAATCGCAGTCGTCGGACCTCTTGGACGTCAAAATTGACGATCCGCAACAGCTGGATTCGTGGGTAAACCTGAATTACCAAGAACATCAAAACGCAGAGCAACTGTTGGGGATCTAGATGCTCAAAATTCAAGTCGAGACGCTGGCCGATGTGAAAGACGAGTGCGGCGACTTGATTGTCGCACATTGGCGCGAAATTGCTGTGTGGCAGGACATCCCGCTCGACCCGGAATGGACGACCTATGAGCATCTGGAAAAGGCGGGGATGCTGGTCATCTACACCGTCCGCACCGACAACGAGAAACTGGTCGGGTATGCCGTTTTCGCCATGCGCAAACATATTCACTACAAAAACCACAGCTGGGCGCACAACGACATTGTGTTCGTTCACCCAGATTACCGTGACGGACGGATCGGGCGGCAGCTTGTCCGGTTCTGGGAGCAAGACCTGAAGGCTCGCGGTATCCATGTGGTCCATGTTAATGTTAAAGTGGCACACCCGGCGCTCGACCTTGTGCTTCGCTTTGAAAAATACACAACGGTCGAGAGCGGACTTGAGAAAAGGCTAAACTAATGGGCGTTAGCTTAGGAATTGGCGCACTCGCAGAGGGCGCAGGAGCAGCAGCGGTTGACTTTGCGCTTCCCGCAGCAATCACTTCCGGCGTAGAGGCAGGTATCGCAGATGTCGGGCTGGGCACGCTTGGCGCGGAAGCGGCTGGTGCCGGACTTGCGGGAGACGTTGCCGCCGGAGGCCTTAGTGATTTGGCCGCAGGGACCACCGCAGCAGAATTGGTGGCGGCAGGTGTTCCTGAATTGGCCGCTCCGGTAGAAGCTGGCGCGGCGGCTGGCGCTCTTGCGCCAGCGGCAAGCTCCCTTGCACCGGCTGTGGCTGAAGCCTCCCCGGCAGTGGCGGGTTTAGGTTCCGCAGCGTCTAGTGCAATTCCGGGAGCCCTTGCGGAAGGCGCGGAAATAGCGCCGTTGACAGAAACAGCTGTTGAAACGGCGGCGGCAGCACCTGCCGCCGCTGCGGCTCCGGTGGATGCGTTGGCGACACCTTTGGCGACGGAAACGGCGGCAGCGGCACCCGGCGCGGGGCAAGTGGCGTCAATGGCGCCTAACATAGGCACCGCAGCATCGGGGGCAGGAGCTGATCTTGCTTCTACTGGCGGTACAACTGCGGCGTTTAATGCGTCGGCGGAAGGTATCACTGCTCCTGCCAGCACGTCGTTGTCTACGCCCGCAATAACAGAAAGCGCGGTCGCCAATGCACCTACATTAGGACAAACTGCAACAGCCAATTTGGCTCCGGGACAAACATTAACAAGTTCGCTTGCACCGCAAGCCGCGCTGACTCCCGGACCAGAAAGCTCGTATTTGGCTTCATCTGCCACAACCCCCGCAGCCCCCGCAGCCGCTAGTACTCTGACACCTGAAGCCGCTAGTGCAGGGCCGGGTGTAGAGGGGTACACTACCGCCGATTTGGCTGGGCCTCCCGGAAGTCCGGCGGTTGGCGACAAATTGCTCAGCGCGGGACTTGACGCAAATGCTGCGGCGGGCGGCGAAGGCCTTACAGGATCAATCAGCAATATTGCCGGTAAAGCTGGCGATTATCTTGCCAAGAACCCGACATCCATTCTGTCGGCCTTGGGCATGGTCGCCAACATGATGAAGGGCAACCAAC